TTTCAAGCTTTAAGAAATAATACTAGTGGATCAAGTAACACATCTGTTGGTTATCAATCTTTGTGGACAAATACAAGTGCTACTAATGCAACAGCAATAGGTTATCAAGCAGGATACTCTAATACGAGTGGAGCTAATTTGAGTGCAATTGGATATCAAGCGGCATATTCTAATAGTAGTGGTGGTAACAACACCGCTATTGGTTGGAAAGCCTTAAAAAACTGTACAACTGGTAGTAATAATATTGCTATAGGAAAAGAAGCAGCACAAGGTAGTTCTGGTAGCTCCACAAATATCGCCATAGGAAATGAAGCTTTATATTCCAATAATGGTGGCGAGCACATAGCAATTGGATACCAAGCAATGAGAAATGGCTTAGAAAGTTATGGAAACATAGCTATAGGGCTAGAGGCATTGAAGACCCCTAATTATTCTAATAATAATATAGCTATTGGTCAAAGAGCTTTAAAAAACGACACAAATGGTAGTGTTAATATTGCTATGGGTAATGATGCTCTTGTGACTTCTATTAGTGGATTATATAACGTTGCGCTTGGTCATGGAGCGTTATTTAGTCAAACTGGCGCAGATGGCAATGTAGGTATTGGATTTTCGGCATTAAGATATCAATTAGGCGGTTATAATACTGCAATTGGTCATCAATCTGGAGATGCTTTGACAGATGTAAATGGAAACAGCAACGTTATGGTTGGTTGGGCAACTCGGAATGGTGGATTTAGCGGAAGTGTTATTTTAGGGTCTAGAGCAATTGCAACTGCGTCAAACCAGTTTGTAGTTGGTAGTACTGAGTATCCTGCTGGTGCTGTAGCAACAGAAACAATAACGCCAGATACAACTTGGACAGTAAGAATAAATGGCGCAAACTATAAAATCGCAATGCAAGCAATATAAAAAATTATGACAACATATAATTGGAAAGTTAAAAACCTTTACACTGAAACAATTGAAGGTAAAGAAGACTACGTAGTGACTGCGGTCTTTGACGTAGATGGAACAGATGGCACTTACAGTGCAGAGTTAATTTACAATACGGTAAATTTTTCAACGGAAGATGTAACAAACTTTATTCCTTATTCAGATTTAACAGAAGAAATCATAATAGGTTGGATTAAGGAGACTCTTGGAGCAAATAAGGTTTCTTCTTTAGAAAAGTCTATTCAAGCTATTATTGATTCAAAAATCAACCCTCCTGTAGCACCAGAAAATACACCATTGCCATGGAGTTAAAAGAAGCTAAAGAAGTAATTAATCAAGCTATTAATGCTGCTGTGTTGAAAGGATGTTATAGTCTTGAAGACATTAAGGTTATTATTATGGCTATAGAAAAATTAAACAATCAGCCAGATGTTGAGTTTGGCGATGTACCTAAACCTATAAAATAACCAATATGGCTAAGAAAAAATTAACACGTGATATCCCATTGCCGAGCAGTGAAGGTTTATTTGGGGGACCGGGCGATCCTAAAAAAATGAGAGCTAAGGCTGATTCTTTTATGTCTCAGTCTCGTATTAAAAAGAATCGAGCTGATTTATTGATGGAGCAAGCTAAAAAAACTACAAATCCTTGGCCAGAAACTTTTTATGAATTTAAAGGACAGGAATATATGAAGCCTGGTCGCATTCCATTAACAAGAAAAGCAAATGTGACGAGAGCAAGTGCTCAAATGGATAGCATGAGAGCTGAAGGACTTTATCAGTTTGCTAATAAAACTGAGGCTAATCAAAAACGTTTAAAGAGCTTAAGAACAAAAAAATAAATATCATGGCTAAGAAAAAATTTACAAGAGACATTCCATTGCCAAGTAGCGATAGTATGTTCGGAGGACCTGGTGATCCTAAAAGGAAATACACCGCTCAAGATTCTGTAAGATTTCACAATGACTTCCTTCCAACGAGAAAAGGTTTAAAAAGAGAAGTGAAAGACGATTGGGAAATGGCTACAAGGCCTCCAGGACACCCAATGCAAGACCCAACAGGAGAAAGATATGTTAGAAGTTCAGAGAGATTGAAAAATCTTGAGGCTGAGGGTAGAAAAAATCCTTATGCTACTACATATAGTCAAAGAACTAATGACCCTATAAAGACAGGGATTCGTGATACTCCTAGTAGTAAAAAGACAAGAAGAGAATTATTTCCACCTAAGCAGTCAGCAAAGGCTCGTAATAAGAAATAAACCCATACTTTACTGACATAACGACAGAGGGAGGCTATTTGGCCTCCTTTTTGTTATATTTGCTGTAATCAAATCAAATATGAATACAATTGGATACACGCCTAAGAACTTATTGTTTTCTGAAGAGGCAAAGAAAAAACTGATTAAGGGTATCACTACGATGTCCAAAGCAGTTAAGAGCACATTGGGACCAAATGGTAATACGGTGCTTATTGAATCGCCAAGCCATACCCATGGCATTACGGTCACCAAAGATGGTGTTACTGTCGCTAAATCAATTGACCTTATCGATCCAGTAGAAAACCTTGCGGTTAAGATGATGAAAGAAGCAGCTGACAAGACAGCTACTAGTGCCGGTGACGGTACGACTACGGCTATTGTCTTAACAGAGGCTTTAGTCCTAGCTGGTCTTGAGGTCATGTCTAACTCTAAGAAAATGAACATGACAGAGGTGCTTCGTCAATTGAATCATCTTACAACTCATGTCGTTCAAGATTTAAAAGGCAAGAGCAAGAAGTTAAATAAAAGAATGCTTTTGGATGTGGCTACTATATCTGCCAATAACGACCCCGACACTGGATACATTATTAGTGAGGTGTACAAACAGGTAGGGGAAAACGGTATAGTCACGGTAGAAAGAAGCCAAAGTTCAGAGACATATGCAGAAACTACCAGTGGTATTAAAATAGATAGGGGTTACTTGAGTCCATTGTTCATTAATGATCAAAAACGTGATGAGTGCGTATTTGAGGATGTAATGGTTCTAGTGGCTGATATTGAAATAAGTAATATATTGCAGATAGAGAATGTTCTTAAGCCAATTATCCAAGAGGGCAAGAAACTTTTGATTATTTCTCCATGTAATAACAATGTTGTAAATACACTTGCAGCAAACGTTATGAAGAATAATTTGAAAATATGTGCCATTCAGCCTCCTAATTTTGGTTATAAGCAGCATGAATTGATGCAGGATATAGCTATTAGTGTTGGTGCTACATACTTTTCTGAAAAGACTGGTGATGATTTAAGTTTGATTAATTATGGTTCTTTGGGACATGCTAGCAAAATCATCGTTGGTAGAGATAAAACTGTTATATTAAAGTCAGATGTTAAGTCTAGTAAAGAAGCTATTGATAATCGTGTACAGCAGTTGCGTGATGCTCATAATGAGGCAGCCAAAAAAGAGGACAAGGATTTTATACTTGAGCGTATTGCTTCTCTTACTGGAGGTGTTGGTGTTATTTATGTTGGCGGCAATACTGATTTAGAGCAAAAAGAGTTGTACGATCGTGTTGATGATGCGGTATGTGCAGTTCGTTCTGCTTTAGATGAGGGTATTTTGCCCGGAGCTGGTAAGTCGCTTGCTGAAATCAACGTTATGGGCATGCTAGGAGACGATTACAGCGATGAAAAGCATGCTGCCGCCACTATGTTGCAGACAGCGGTTAATACTCCAATAGAGCAGATATTAAATAATGCTGGTATATGCATTACAGATGTGTATAATGGCAGAGAAGAGATTGGTCATGGTTACAATGTCAAGACTCAAGAAAAAGGTGACTTGATAAAAATGGGTGTTATTGATCCATTGAAGGTGACTAGAACAGCTTTACAGAATGCAGTTAGTGTTGCCACTACCATTCTATCTACAAATGCAATTGTAACAATGGCTAGATCGTATGAGCAAGATTAATAAGATACAACCAATAGGTAAATTCATAGTTGTAAAGGAGATTGAAGAGGAGGTTAAGACCTCCTCCGGTCTTCTTTTGTCTGCGCAAGACTCTAATGAATTTAGATACAAGAAAGCCACGGTTATAAAGCCGGGAACTGACGTTGATGTAATCAAAGAAGGTGATATTATTCACTACGACAAGGGTCATAGTTTCAAAATGATGATACACGAAGAGCAGTATACCATCATTCAGGAGCGTGACGTTGTTGTTGTTCTTTAAGTTTTAGTTCTTTTATCTCTTTGTTCATCTTGATGATGAAATTTCTATAGATTTTATCAGTACTGATGACATTTGCCATAAAAAGAGGATTATTCTTCTTGGTTGATGCTATCTCTTCTCCATTTAGCTTCTTATATACTGTATTAACCAATGCTTTGCCCTTGTATGTTAGTTCATATAGGGGCTTTTCTCTTTTTAGACCTTCTCTGAAGTTTATAATCCAACCTTCTTTTATAAGTCTATTGAATCTTTGGTTGTCCCAGTTGAGTAGTTTCTCAAAATCTCTATATCTTTCGTATGTGAATCTATTTTCGGAGTAGAGGAAGAATAAAATATCTAAATCTGGTTCAGATATTTTGTATTTTGCTTTTACGTAGTAGCGTATTACACGCCAATACTTCATGTAATTGTATTTTGGATTATGCATTAAATTATATTTATTAAATTTGAACAAAATTACTTAAAATGGCTGACAAAAGTAAAATGAAATGCAACGTGCCACGTTCTAGTGATCGTCCCGGAAAAAAAATGATGGTTAAGGCTTGCTCTGGTGGGCAAGAGAAACTCATTCACTTTGGTGCAAAGGGATATGGTCATAATTATAGTGCAGCGGCACGTAAGAGCTTTAAGGCACGTCATAAATGCTCTAGTGCCACCAATAAATTAAGTGCTCGGTACTGGGCTTGTAAAAAACTATGGGCTGGGCCGGGTGGTTCTACCAAGAGCAGTCCATCAAGCAGAAGGGGGAAATATTAATGGCTACCAAAGGGCGTGTTAAAAAAAATAATAAGATTTGTCCAGCAGGTATTGCTTGGGCGAAGCGTACATTTGATCGTTACCCTAGTGCTTATGCTAACATGGCAGCTTCAAAATATTGCAAGGATCCTAACTATGGAAAGGGGAAAAAGTAATGGGAGCATTAAAAAAGTGGAGAGACGAGAAATGGGTTCGAATAGCATCAGATGGGTCTATTGCTGGGGAGTGTGGCACTAGCAAGAACAAGAAGAACCCAGACCGTTGCTTGCCATTAAAGAAGGCTAAGAGCATGAGCAAGTCTGAGAGGGCTTCTACTGCTAAGAAGAAAAAGAGTCAAGGTGGTAGTAGTAAGCAATTTGTTTCTAACACTCCTAAGGGTAAGGTAACGAAGTCGTTTACAAAGAGATAAAACAAGAGTAAGAAAAAATACTTAAATTTGCTATAATGAAATTAAATCGTAAAAGCAGAGGTCTTGGTGACACAGTTGAAAAGATAACAACTGTAACCGGCATTAAGGCTGTTGTTGACAAAGTTTCACAAGTATCTGGAAAGCCTTGCGGATGTAAGGAGCGTAGAGATGCTTTAAATCGTTTATATCCATATAAAAAATAATAAAAACAATGGCATATCAAAAATTACAAGGACGAAGCGCAGCTGCCGTGACTCCATCGGACACTACTAATATACCTAGCGTATCCACACAAGATGGCAGTGGGAATGATGGGTGTATTTTATATATAGGTGGTGCAGGAGATGTAAAAGTATTAACTGTAGGTGGAAATGAAGTTGTATTTGCAGGTTTGAATGCAGGTTCTTTTATGCCTATTCAGGTATTAAGAGTATTTTCTACTGGAACAACAGCAACAAATATTATAGCTATTTGGTAGTATGTATATATCCGTTGGTGTAGGTATTGGGTCTTCTAGTATAGGGATTTTAACTTCGAAATTCCCTGTTGTGTTATCCGCAACGGGAGTTGGATCGTACTCTCTTACTGTGAACTGGAGGCCTTATCCGGGTGCGGTTACTTACTATTTAGATTTTAGCGAATCACCAACGTTTGATACGTTTATATTAGCAGAAGAAACAATTACTGCTCCTACTACTTCATATACAGTTGTAGGCTTACAGCCAGAAACAACCTATTATTATAGAATGCGTGCAAATACATTAATTGCACAAGTTTCTACTGATATAGGGTCAAATTCTTTTATAGCGAGCTGGGTAGAATACACGGGGGCTGGAAATTATCTTTTAGATGTAAGTACATCTGAGACGTTTGATACTTTTGTTTTGCAAGAGGAAATCATTGACGGTTCTTTGACTTCTTACGAGGTAACGGGATTAGATCCAGAAACAACTTATTACTATCGTGTAAAGGCAAATTCAGTATTTGCAAAAATTGCTACAAATGCAAATGTAAATACATTTACGGCTAATTGGGAGGCTTATACTGGAGCAGTTTCTTATTTGTTGGATGTAAGTACATCTGAGACATTTGATACTTTTGTTTTACAAAATCAAGTTGTTGACGGTTCTTTGACTTCTTATGACGTAACAGGAATACAATCAGACACGACTTATTACTATCGTGTAAGAGCAAACTCATTGTTTGCAAAAGTTGCTACAGATATAGGTGTAAATACATTTACGGCTAATTGGGAAGCTTATACGGGAGCGGTTTATTATTTATTAGATGTAAGCGAATCAAGTGATTTTTCGACATTTGTTTTGCAAAACCAACAAGTAGACGCTCCAAGTACATCTTATGTGGTAACTGGATTAGATCAAGAGACTACTTATTATTACAGAGTTAAAGCAAGTACGGAGGCATTGACAGATGCAGACTACCAAGCCGTTTTAGACTATGCCACAACACAAGGATATACCTTACCAAGTGCATCACAACAAGCATTGCAAAATCAGTTAGTTGTAGATTTAAAAACTGCTGGTATTTGGAGTAAGTTAGATACATTTGGGGTTTTTGCAACTGATGGCGATAGCGATTTTGCTTTAATTGATTGGAAAAGAGTAACTAACTATACTGCCGTTAATAGTCCCAATTTTACATCGAATCAAGGTTTTAAAGGCGATGGTGTTAGCAGTTATATTAACGCCAATTTTAACGATACTAATGTGGTAAACTATTCTCAAGATTCTGCAAGTATTGGTGTTTATTGTTATCTTCAAGCAACAAATTTTGGCTATTTTGGAGGATTTGGAACTTCCACTTTTATTAGGGCTACATCCAGTTCTAATCATAGAATAAATTCAACTTTAAGACCTCTCATTTTTAACTTTAATGTAGTCGGATTGCAAAGTTTGAATAGAGATACCGCAACCACCCAACAATATATAACTAATGGTATCGTAACAAATGCTTCTGATAATAGCACCACTTTTTCGGGGAATTTATACTTTTTAACACAACCAGGTTCTCCAACGGATGCTGGAATATCTTTTGCATTTTTGGGGGGAGATTTGTCAAGTGAAGCATTAAATTTTTATAATATTACAAACAATTACGTCAACTCATTATGATAGTATTACATCCAAATACCCAACAATACAACGCCCTTAACGGCTATAAAAATAAGTCAAGTGAATTGATATTTGTCAAGGACGGAAGCGATAAATGGATAGTCGGCACTCAAGTTTTAAACGACCCACATTTTTCCGAAATTCACGACCAACTTGATCAACTTGAAAGAATAGAATACACACCTATACCAGAAGAATTATAATATTAACACAATAATAAATAAAGAAAATGATAACAGCATATAGTAACACAAGATCGGTTACCACTTTAGCGGAACCAGCGTTTACTTTTTGGGTAGATACACGCAACACAGGATATCTATCTACCGCAAGCAATCAGTATAAATTACAATTGGTATCTAGTACCTCTGAAACTTATCTAAATGAAGATTTAGACATTATGGTTGAATGGGGTGATGGTTCAGTAGAAAACATTACGGTATATAATCAACCAGAAGTAACTCATACATACGCAACTGAGGGTGAGTATCGTATTAGAATTACAGGTGGGGTATTTGGTTGGCAAACTGGATATTTCCGTGGAGATAATCGTAAAATGCTTAATATTGAGAAATGGGATGGTTTGATAATTACTGAACCAGGTTGTTTCCAAAGTTGTTTTAATATGACCGTAACCGATACTAATGACCCTATTCTTGCAAGTACAGATATGGCAAGTACTTTTGAGAGTTGCGAATTGTTCAATCGTCCAATAGGGCATTGGGATATGTCTGGAGTTACCGATATAAGCTATATAGTAGGTTGGGCATATGCATTTAATCAACCTATTGGTGATTGGGATACGTCTAGCGTTGTTTATATGAATGGTCCTATTGCAGGAACACAAGCATTTAACCAAGACATAGGTAATTGGGATACATCAAGTGTAGAAGAAATGTGGGGATTTGCATATGAATCATATGGCTTTAATAATGGAGGTAGCTCTTCTATTTCTAATTGGAGTTTCCCGAATTGTACTTATGCAGAAGATACTTTTTCTTATGCTACAGCATTTAATCAGCCCTTAAATTGGTATATGCCACAAGTAGATTCTCTTGCGAGTTGGTTTTATTTTAATGAAGGATTTAATTCTCCGATAACTATGGATACTAGCAATGTTACTAGTTTTTACCAAATGTTTCGTGAATGTAAAGATTTTAATCAAGACATAAATTCGTTTGATTTTTCTAATTCAAGTAATGCTAATTATATGTTTCAAGATAATGAAACATTCCAAAACGGAGGCGTTCCTTTAAACATAACTTTAAATGGTGATGCTGTTGCTATGTTTTGGCGAGCAAAGTACAACAATCCAATTACACTAACCTGTATTGGAACTAATCAAGATCTTGGCAGTATGTTTCAAGGTAGTAGCTCAGAAAGCCATCCTTTTAACCAAGATGTTACCGGTTGGGATGTTGCTTCAGTAACTGACTTTGGTTATATGTTTGCGAATTCTGATTTCAATTCTCCAGGTACTGATACTTGGAATTACGGTACAGATCCATATACTAATTTTGGTGCTATGTTTTATCAAACACAGTCGTTTAACCAACCTCTTTTAGCGGAGGGTTCTACTCTTCTCTTATGTCCAAGCTTTTCTAGGTATCAAATGTTTTTATATGCATATGGGTGGAATAATGGAGGTCAACCAGTAGCTGACTCTGAATATTATCTAAACACAAGCACTGGGGCTATGTGGACAAACGTTTTTTATCAGGCCAGAGCATTTAACCAACCTATAAACATAGATTTTTCAAGGTTTAATAGTATCAATAATATCTTTACATACTGTCCAGTTTTTGATCAAGATATATCTTATTGGGATGTTTCTAACATAACAGAAAATGGTACTATATTCAGTAATACAAATGGACTTTCAACAAACAACTATGATGCAGCGTTAATAGCTTGGGCTGAAAAATTACCTACTGTTACTGGAAAAGGACTTGGATTTGGTATATCTAAATATACACCAGGTGGAGCAGCAGAAGCAGCTAGAGCAGCTATAATAGCAAAAGGATGGACAATATATGATGGAGGAGCAGCATAATAATTAAATACTTATAAACATGGCAGAATATACAATACACGCAATTAAATACCCAGAAAAAAAGACTTATTGGATTTTCTGGGTAGACAAGACTACTAATTTTACTTATGGATTTGTAGATACAGATCAAGTAATTGAGGGGTATGCAGAACAAACTTGGACAACTACTGATGAGTCAGAGTGGATAGACAAGCTAAAGACTGAGTTTAATACAGAGGTTGCTCCAGAAGAGCAGGTTGAAGAATCTACGCCTGTTACTGAAGAGAAAACTGAATTGACTCCTATAGAGTTAAAGCGTAAGAAATTCCAAGAGAAAATTGCAGAAAGAAAAGAACTAAAAGATAAGTGATGAAACTACCAATTAGCTTTGAACAATTTAGCAAAGACCCTATGAAGGCAATAGCATTCTTGTTATTGTTTGTGGTTGTTGCACTTTATGCAAGATCTGAATCTCAGTCTAAGGCTGCTACTTTACGATGTGAGCAAAGATTAGAGAGGTGTGAGCGTGAGCTTGCAAAGATGAGTGCAATGCTAAAGAGCCAAGATAGCTTGTGTTCTGCGTTGATTACCGAAATTAAAATCTATAAAGCATTAGGGAAAATATGAAAACTTTATTAATTACAACCATCTCAATCATACTTATCCTTATTATGGGATTAAGTGCTGAAACTCCAACTATTGAAGAGCAAGCAGAAGAGCAATTAGTAGAGAGCGAAATGCTACAAGATAGTGCGATGATTATCTTGAAAGAACTACACGATAAGAACGATTCTTTGTTGATTAAATACTTTGGAAAGTAATGGCTAAGAATACCATCAAGGCTAAGAATACTCGTAAGGGCTCAAATAAGGCTACTGGAAGGGATTACTCGTACGATAAGAAGTATCAGTCCAGCCCGGCTAGAAAAAAGTATAGAGCGGCTCTAAACAAGGCTAATCGTGAAGCTGGAACTTACGGTAATAAAGATGGTAAAGATATGAGCCATACAAAGAAGGGTAAATTAGTAAAAGAGTGTCAATCTAAAAATAGAGCACGTAATAGAGGTAAAAAATGAAAATTCAAGAAATATTTAAAGGAGACAAAGGCGAATTTAGCAGTAAGCGTTTCGTTGGTATCACAGGAGCTATAGTACTGTTTGGATCATTACTATACTACAATACTCCACAGCTTGTTGAGGCTGTTGAGTTCATTACTATTTTTTCATTGGGCTACACTGTAATTGATAAATATACCAATGGCAAAGCAAGCAACGGTTAAAACATGGAGACCAAAAAAGAAACGCAAACGTCCGGGAGTTCATTCAAAAAACAATCCTCCTTCCAAGCGTTATCGTGGGCAGGGGCGTTAATATTTCTTTTCTCTAGCTGTTCGGCAGAATGGCATCATAAACAAGCTTGCAAAAAAGATACAGCTTATTGTGCAAGTGTTATTGTGTTGGATACATTTGTTGTCCATGACACATTAAAATATTACAGAGTTGATACAACTAACGTAATTGATACAATTACAATTGATACTGGCAGTGTTCAAGTCAGGATAATAAGAGAACACGATATAATCAAAACTATAATTAGGCAGAAACCCGATACGACTTATTTGACAATTACTAAGCAACTGCCACCTAAAGTAATTATAAAATATAAAATCCCTATTTGGGTCTACCTCCTATGTCTACTAACATCCATATTTTTGATCATCCGTTTAATGCGATAGAAGTATTACTATTATCGGATATACACTGGGATAATCCCAAATGCAATCGTAAATTATTAAAAGACCATTTAGATATGGCTCTAAAAAGCAACATGCGTATTCTAATCAATGGGGATACGATATGTGGTATGACGGGTAAAAACGACCGTAGGGGGACAAAAGAAACATTACGAAAAGAATTTGCTCGTGACGATCACTGGAACTCTATATGCGAAGGAGCTATAGATTTTTTTAAACCTTACGCACACTTGATTGATTTGATTGGTTATGGTAATCACGAAACGGCTATAATAAAACATTTAGAAATAGACGTATTGAAATTCATTGTGAATGGATTGAACCAAAATGAAAATATCAACATTCAGTTAGGAGGTTATGGGGGATGGGTAGTTTATAGGTTTAATAGGCCTAAAAGCACTACTAAATCTGTATATCGTATAAAATATTTTCATGGATCAGGAGGCGGTGGTCCAGTGACACGAGGCAGTATAAACTTCAATAGAATGTCAACTATGGTAGAGAATGCCGACATGATATGGATGGGTCACGTTCATGAAGATATGGAAATAACTTATACTGTAGAAAGGTTGAATTCTCAGAATAAAGTTAATTTAAAAGACATTACAATGGTAAGGACATCTACATATAAAGAAGAGTATAATGAGGGCAAAGGAGGATGGCATGTAGAAAGAGGGGCTTCTCCTAAAAAATTAGGAGGCAGAATACTAACGATAAAACCAGAAATTATATTAGAAGATGGTAAACAGAAAGTTAGAACTGTGGCACAGACACGTAAAATATTGTAGTCAATCAAAATAAAATTATAAATCATATATTTGTATATATAAATCTAATCAAATGGAAACACATACTAAATTAACAAACGAAGAGTTGGAGCTTATTCAGCAAATGAATTCAGATTATTCAAAAATGAAGATGGCAATTGCTGATGCGGAAATCCAAAAAGAATCTTTGCTAAGGTCTATGGAGCAATTACGTTCTGATTTTGCAAATCACGAGAGATTGTTGATAGACAAATATGGCAAGGATGCTGTTATAAACATGCAAACTGGAGAAGTAACAAAAAAAGAAAATGGCAAAGATTAGCACATACGAAACCGATGGTAATCCATCATTAGCAGATAAAGTCATAGGGACTGAAGCATCTTCTGATAACGCTACCAAAAACTATTTACTTAGCGATATTAAGTCGCTTATGTTTGAAACTTTTGGAGTGACTCAAGTTTTAAGTGGGGCCTCTACAGTCAATCAGGTACCATCTGGATTGGATTCTGCTTTACAGGTTTCATTTGGTGCGGCTCAATATACATCTTCAGACCCAGTAATGATTGATGCGGCTGGTACAGTTACATTTAATCAACCGGGATTGTACCTATTAAATGCTTATGGTACTGTTGAGCGTCAAGGCTCTTCAGGGGGTGTGTCTGTTTTGTTGTTCCGTTCTTTAATTAATGGGATTCAAGCAGGATCTGTAAAAGGTTTTGATTTAGGCTCTACAGGCATTATGTTTCCATA